TGCTGCTTGAATTTGATCGCTTGGAGCGCCAGCGCCGTGAAGCGCCAAATAGTCTTTGTGCGCGGCCAGCATGTCGGCCTTCATAGCCGCCAGTTCTTCAGGGCTTTTCTTAAACCCTTCGCGGCCAGCTTGACCCCAGTCACTCTGCAACTCTTCTAGGTGCAGGGATTTCTCATTGGTCTGAGGCAATGTGCGGTCAGACATGCGGAGATGGGCCACAACATTAGGATGGCCGGTCCAGTGCGAACTGTTATAATTATTTTCGTTAACATTTTTTACAAGGCTTTTTAATTCTTCTTCGACCGGATTAAGCGCACTGCGAGCATCATTAACTCGTTGATATGCCTCTAGCGTGGCCGGGTGTCCCGGAGCATTTTCTTCGCTGGTTTGCTTCCAATCAGCCATCGCATCAGCAGTTTTGCGGCTCAAATCATCGCGGTGCTGTCTTAGCAAATTCAATTTGTCTAAATTGGCAACTGGCGTTTTGAGCAGGACTTCCCGGTAATTCTCACCGCCGGGGATGGTGTACTGATGATATTTGGTCGCCATATTGGACTGCCTACCACCAAGCTGGGTCTCTTCCAGCTTCGGGGCATTGGTCTGGAAGTGCTTGACCAGATCGTCCTTGGACACAATTGGCTGACCGGCAAAAGCCTGATCAGCACCGGACCATTTCATGGTCTCCTGTGTGCCGGGGGCCTTCTGGACCATAGACATCATCTGCTGCGGCGTACCCGACAAGATTTGGTGAAAGGACCAATCAAAATGGCGAAAAAGAGCAAAGACGAAGAAGTTGAGGTCGTTCTGGAGGCCCCGGAATCCCCGGAAGCCCAGCCTGAACTCGAACTTGAGATCACCGATAAGCCTGAGCCGGTAGAAGCTAAGGCTTCAGATGCCGATAAGGCTATCTCGGACCTGAAAAAGCAGCTTGAGGCCGAGCGTACTGCCCGGTATGAGGCCGAAAATCGGGCTAGGCAGAGCAGCAATACCGCTGCAAAGGCCGAAACCGACGTTCATCAGGCCAATTTGCACCTTGTGAACGGTGCGATTGAGTCAATGACCCGCGAAACGGAAATCCTGAAGGCCAATTATGCTAACGCGATGGCTAACGGGGACCATGAGCAGGCGGCAAACATCAATTATGCCATGTCTGAGACGGCTTCTAAGCTAAACCAGCTTCGTTTGGGCAAGGAAAGCCTCGAAAGCCAGACCCCGCAGCGGGTTCAGCCTATGGAAAGGCGCATGGACCCCGTTGAGGAGTTCGCAAGCCAGCTTTCCCCGCGCTCTGCGGACTGGGTTCGCGCCCATCCCCAGTGTGTGACCGATCCCCGGCTCATGACGAAGATGATTTCGGCTCATAATATTGCCGTAGCCGATGGAATCCCGGCTGACAGCGACGAATACTTTGAGTTCGTCGAAGATACGCTGAAAATGAACCCCAGAAGGGCAGAGCCGGTCCAAGACGCCGAACCTGTTATGTCTGCGGCGTCTGCACCCACCCAGAGACGGGCCTCTCCTGCTGCCACTCCTGTGAGCCGCAGTGGGAACGGAACGGGAACACCCACCAACCGGGCCACTTTGACCCGCGAACAGGCCGACATGGCTAAAATGATGGGAATGACCCCTGCCGAGTACCACAAAAACATGATGGACCTGAAAAAAGAAGGGAAAATGAACTAATGGAACCTGTAGCAAAGCGCCGTGGGCGTCCCCGGAAAGTTATTCCTGAAACTGTTGAAACCGTGTCCATCCGCCAGCCTATGCGGGCCGAAATGCGCGAACCCGACCCCCGTAGTGCTGCGGCGAAGAGGGCGCAGGAAATCCTTGAGAACATCGGTCAGGCCGATGAGGGACAGGATGACTTCCGCACCCCCAAGGCCCCGGATGGCTGGACCTACGAATGGAAGCGCAACACGCTCTTCAATCAGGAAGACCCGGCTTACATGACCTCCCTGCTGCGTACCGGCTGGGAGCCTGTTCCGGCCAAGCGTCACCCCGAAATGATGCCTATTGGGGCAATGAAATCAATCGAGCGTAAGGGGATGATCCTGATGGAGCGTCCGGCTGAGGTTACTCGCAAGTTTGAGGAAGCCGATAAGCGCCGCGCTCGTTTGCAGATGCGGGCCAAGGAAGAACAGCTTGGTTCGGCTCCGCAGGGTCAGTTTGGGCGAGACCATGCTCAGGCCGCTCCGAAGATCAACAAGTCCTACGAGCCTCTGCCGGTTCCGAAAGACTAATAAATCACGCCTTGCAGCAGCCCACGCTGGGAAACTGGCGTGGGTTTCTTTTCGTACATTTAGTAGCCGAATTTTGTTGGGCCACTTTCGTTTACAGAGAGTCCCATATTTAGTATATACTGTTCCCAAGCGCATACGCGCCCGCCTTCCCACGATGAGGAGGGTTATAATTAACCCCGGCCCTATCTTCGCCACGATGAGCGATGATGGCCTCCTGAAGAGGAGTCCCGTCATGGCGAATCAGAACGCGCCTTTCGGTTTTCTAGAATACTACGGTGGCGCTGGTGGCGCTCCGACTTTCTCCCAGTCTGCTCGTCGCTGTGCTTATGACGCCGACGCCATTTATTGTGGCGATCCCGTCCAGCAGGATGGCACGACTGGTTATATCGTGCAGGGTGATCCCGCCGATCCGCAGGCCATTGCTGGCATCTTTGTTGGCTGTCAGTACCTGTCGGTTTCCCAGAAGCGCACCGTGTGGTCGCGTTACTGGCCCGGTACGGATTCGACCAACGATGTCATCTGCTATGTTGTTGATGATCCGAATGCTCGCTTTGTTGTCATGGGCAACAGCACGACGTTCAACATCAGCGGCACTCCGTCGTCGTATGGTAACTCGCCCGTTGGTCAGTATGCCCAGTATGCTATCGGTGCTGGCAATGCCAACACCGGTTCGTCCGGCGCGTACCTGAATGCCCTCGGCACCACGATCACTTATCCGTTTATCGTGGTTGATCTTGTCGTGTTCCCGCCGGGAGCGAATGGTGCGGACCCAACGTCTGCGTATAACAATGTCGTTGTTGGCTTCAACAACCAGATCATGCGTACTAATGGCGCTGGTCCGACCGGCATCAGCTAAGGGAGATTTGACCAATGGCTGTTAATCTTAGTGCGATTAAAGACCTTCTGCTCCCCGGCCTCCGTGGCGTAGAAGGCAAGTACGAGATGATCCCGTCTCAGTACGATAAAATCTTCACCCGGCATAACTCGAACATGGCCCTCGAACGTACTGCCGAAATGCAGTACCTCGGTCTGGCTCAGTTGAAGACCGAAGGTGGTCAGACTGCGTTCGATAACAACGCTGGTGAGCGTTTTATCTACAATCAGGAACATACGGAAATCGGCCTCGGCTACGCGATCACTCGCAAGGCTGTTGACGACAACCTGTATAAGACCCAGTTCCACCCGTCCAACCTCGGCCTGATCGAATCCTTTCAGCAGACCAAGGAAATCTACGGCGCGAACCTCCTGAATACTGCGACTACCTACAATGCTTCCATTGGCGGTGACGGGGTGGCTCTTTGCTCACTCAACCATCCGATCACTGGCGGCACTGTGGCGAATACGCCAACAACTCAGGTTGATCTTAACGAAGCCACGCTGCTGAATGCGATGATCGCAATCCGCACGAACTTCAAGGATCAGGCTGGCCTGAAGGTCTTCGCCCGTGGTCGTAAGCTGGTTGTTCCCGCTCAGTTGGAACCGGTTGCTATCCGTCTGTGCAAGACGGAACTGCGTCCGGGTACTGCGGACAACGATGTGAATGCGATTCTCATGACCGCTGGTGGTCTGCCGGAATCGTACATGGTCAACGACTTCCTGACCTCGCCCTACGCGTGGTTCTTGCTGACCAACATCGACGGTCTGTCGTACATGGAGCGTGTGAAGTTCGAGACTGACATGCAGGTCGATTTTGTTACCGACAACCTGCTGGTCAAGGGCTACGAGCGTTACAGCTTCGGCTACTACAACTGGCGTTCGATCTACGGTTCGTTCCCAACCGAGTAATCGGTAAGCCTCCCCTTAACCGGGGAGGCCCCATTTTTTTAGGAGAGACCCATGAAAGGTCGCAAAGGTAAGGCTAACGGCGGGGAAATGGACTCCCCTAAGTCTGGCACTAAAGAGTATGAGCAGGACCTGAAGTCCAAGAACATGCGCTACACCTATCAGAGCAAGGTCAACGACGAAGCTGAAGAGCGTAAGTCGGGTGGCCGTGCGAAGAAGGCTCACGCTGGTCGTAAGGCCCGCAAGTCTGGTGGTCGCACTGGTTCGGATAAGTCGCCGCTGTCTTCGGCCCATGCGGGTACGTCCCCCAAGGGTCACAAGACCGTGGACATCGACTAATCCAATAAAATGACGGGTTTTCTAGTCCGGTTGGTGGCCTTTTCCCGTGGGCTATGTGCAGAGCATACCAACCGGACTTACTCTGTGAAGGATTAAGTCAATGGCTGTTATTGTTTCCCCCACCCCCGGCACTCATTTCACCAATGGTCTGAGTACCGCTTCTGAATTTAATATCTCCAACAGCACTGATCCGGTGGCGTACAATACGCGCTGGCAGTGGAACCTGACTGGCGCTGAGTCCACCGCGAATGCTGGCTCGAACCTCCAGCTTCAGGGCATCGCTGACGATGGTTATACCATCATCAACACCCCGATTACGGTTAACCGCGCTACTGGCGCTGTTACGCTGATCGGCCCGGAAATCGTTAGCAGCGACGTTACCGCTGTTACCGTGACCGCTGCGAAGACCCTCTCGACCACTAACCCAGCCACTACCCGTGACATCTACGGCAAGCTGACCCTCAGCTATGCTGGTGCCGTCACTGTTGGCAGCGGCAGCGGTTCGGCTGTCGGTACGCGCGGCGAAGTCGCTGTTGGCAATGCCGCTACGGTTCTTGGTGCTGGCTACTACTACGGTTCGCAGGGCAAGGTTACCGCCGTTACCGGCGCTACCGTTGGCGCTGGCGCTCATGCCTTTGGCGTGGTTGGTCAGTTTGACCTGTCCACCGCTGTTGTGAGCGGCAATCCGCAGATCAGCCCGATCTGGGGTGACATGGGCGCGACCTCTCCGGCCTCTGGCTGGGGTTCGGCTTCGAGCCTCCTGTCGAGCCAGAACACCACCGCTGCTCCGACCAACTCGCACCTGTATACCTACGGTAAGGCCGCTTATTACGCTGAAATTCAGTCGAATGGCGGCGCGTTTGTGACCACTGGTGCTGCCACGCCGAGCGGAACGCTGAAGAAGTTGAAGGTCAACATTGATGGTGTTGATCTCTACATCCTCGCCGCTGCCGTCTGGAGTTAGTCCGTATTATGGCTGGTGCGTGGACGAGGAAAGAAGGCAAGAGTCCTTCTGGTGGCCTTAACGAAAAAGGTCGCTCTTCTCTCCGCGCTGAAGGCCATAACATAAAACGTCCTGTGACGGCTGCTGAGGCCGATAAAAGCCCAGCAGCCTCACAGAGGCGGGACAACTTCAGGACTCGCATGTGCGGAATGAAGGAAAAGCTGACTTCTGCCAAGACCGCGCATGATCCTAATAGTCGTATCAACCTCGCCCTAAAGCGGTGGGATGTTAAGTGTTAGTTGGTTGCCGTTTAATACGACTGCCTTAACAAACAAGAAGTAGGGTTGCAGATATGCAGTACCGCACAGCTATAACTACTGCGGATGGCGCGTATAGCGTCATCGTAGTTGATGATTTTCAGGCCCAGTTTAACCTAGGCATAGCGGTTAAGAACCTGTCCGGTTCGGCGGAAGGTACGGTTCTGTTAGCT